GGCAGAGGAGCTGCACTGCCCGGCCAACAAAACACAGCAGGAAAACCACGCTGTGATGCTGGATAGGTTAGCTCCTCTTGGCTATTAGCCTCTACCTGCTCGAATCCTCAAGCAGGGACCCTACGACGTTTTAGTGCTGCCACGCCGTGTAGCGCTGAACGCTCTAGGGAGAAGGGATCACGCGATTCAGTGAATGAAAATTCACTAATCGTGGATAAACTCTTCTGTAGAGCGGCGTAGTCATCCAGTATATCGGTGCAATACACTGGTTCTGGAACCCACGTCACTACTTCGAGACGTTGGTATCTACTGTTCCATTTGTGAACAGAACGGTATCCAAGAAATGACTTACGCCCAAGCCCAGGACTATCATCTGCAACAAAGGGAAGAGATTCCCCAAGTGCTCGTTCACATATTTCGTACATGAACGAGGCTGAGCGCCACAAACCCTTCTTGTAAAAGAGATGGGCGGTCTCAGACCATGAGATAAGTTCTGTAGCTTGCAGCTTGTCCTTAGGTGGTACTCTTCTAACGTATACCGGTGTAACCGGATATCCGTAGAACGCATCCACTCCACAAGACTCACGGAAATTCCCGTGAACAAAAGTCTTGCGAACATTTACCTTGCAGTTGTACTTAAGCAGGTAATCAAGGACAAAAGTTGTCTCTTCTATGGGGACAATTAGGTCATCTCCATAGACAAATACGTCTTGAATCACGCCGGGACGATCGCTCGTTCCAACGATGTTCGAAAACGTAACAGGAAGTTGGCGTTTCTTGAGCAAGGCCGCTACACAGATAGTGTAGAAGTACATGGCCTCAACTGGAAACGTCAAAGCGTTGCCCATGGACGCGAACTTCTGGAGGGGTAGGACCCCATAACCAGGGACGTCCGCGCGAGTACTTCGACAGGCATCAATAGCGTCCCTTAAATCTGGGTTGCTATCAAACATCCGTAAAGCTAGTGATCGCGGGACGCGGTCACTGGCCTCTGACAGATCAATGGTAGCCAAAGATCCATCTGTCGAAGCTCGTAATGCCAGTCTCTGATTGATGCTTTGGTCCGTAAAGTTTACGTGGCCAGCACTAATTAGAGACGTTTTTGCCTCAAGGAGCTTATAAAGGACTTCCTTTACAGCTTGCTGCACAAATTGCATGCAACTAGGCTCAATGGCAATTATCCGGGGAGTTTTCAGAGTTTTCGGGACTAAAGCTACCCGTGAGGGTAACTCGTCCTCTGGCTTAATGAACGAAACTTCCTCGAAATCCCGATTAAGGCCAGCCGCTTCAGGAACAACAAAGGGTTCACGAGTTTTTATATCGTAATACCCTTCGTCGTCCATTGGGGCTGCTGAAGAAACGGAATAACCGTTGCCTAGAAAGGGAAAGTAGGGTTCAAGGCGTTCATGCCATCGCTTCCAAGAATACTTCTGGTTAGAAGTAACCTTTTCGCCGACGGCGCCTGGGCCATGGCGTGGGATCATCTCATCGAGACGTATGTCTCGTAAAAGACGACTCCACAAAGTGAAAGCCACGTTGACAAAATAATCAACATCGCCATCACTCGGCTTAAACTCTGCGAACTCACGCTCCGTTTGTACGAAGGTAGAGATCGCTCTCGCCTCCCTTGCGGGGGTACACGACAACTCAACTTTCTTGAAAGTGAGGCAAACTTGCCTAACACATTCAATAACAGTGGGAATATCGTGATAAGAGAGTCGCTCTTCATTATCGTAAAACCTCCCTGACTCCCGATCAAAGAGAACACCAAGCATACCTTGAAAAAGTTCAGGGATTGCTTTAACTTTCGCGAAACCGCGAAAGTGTTTTGGGTCAATCTGCTTTCTGTCCAGAGCTTCTTCAAAATCTGAACAAAACGCAGGTAGGGTGATCGTTAGAAACGAAACACCTTCTCTTTTGATCCGTGACTTTATAGTTTTTAAGTCACGAAAATCGGAGACATCGACAACACACTTGGCACAACTGTCTATATAGACTAATCGTGCCAACTCTAGAAAGTTACGTACTGTTTTCTTAGGTACGGAGCTTTTCATGTTTCCTCCCGACTGGGGGGTAGACATCTGACTAAGTGCTGTTGCAGAAGGGGTCCGAAGACCCCCAATGCATTCGACGACTAATGTTGCGAGCCCGTAAGCTTAGCAATATTAGCATCTGTAGCCCAGGCCGCGAGGCCCTGCCACAGAAAAAGGAGAATTTCGTTGTCAGCGAGTCCAGGATTACTGGGCTCCGCCAAGACGAAGTATGCAGACTGAGTCTGCAAAGTATTCTCCGTCGACAAGGGATCGGCCTTAATAAACTGATGGTCAATTCTGACCATCCGTCGAATCAGGCCTTTCGAGTCCTGATGAGAAATCGTAAAGACGTATTTCCCATCGGCAGACTGGTAGACGGACTTTAATCCGTCATCCAAAATGCGATTTAAGGATATCGAATCACCGTCGAAGTCGAATGTTTGTGGATCTGCAAAAGCCATTAGCTAACCTCCAGAGTTAAAACTTGGGGTAAAGCTGCTCACTGACCAGAGGTCGACCCAAGTGTCGACATGGCAAACTACAGCAGGCAGCCAGACAAATCCAAACACTACCGGGATAGCCCGATAGCAGAAAGGATCGCCAATTGACGGGCGGACAAATCCGCAAGAGTTCCGTCAAGGTTAAAACCATACGGATGCGCTACGGCACGGTCCTTGATGTCAATCACTTGACGCCAAGAACACTGTACATCCCCATTACGGAGATGTAAGATTGAGTCATTCACCGCCTCGCGGTGAGAGGACCTCATGACGTAGGCATACTTGCTGAGAAGACGGTCAAAAACACTCGCGGTGACATTGTCTATGACACCTTGAGCGTTACTGAACCAATCGACCAGCCAAGTCCAAGGAGTTAGTTCCCAAACAACCGTCGGTGAAACGCGAAGTCCGTAATAATGGACTAAGCGCATCACATCACCGTACGTCCCTTCAGACGAACGATTTGACGAGTCAAATTCGGGCGCATAGAACTTAAAGGCACCGGAAGCCCAAACCCGTTCAGAAGTCTCAACGGATAGGGTCGATGTCACAAAAGTTCCAGTGGATCGATAGAAAGAGCTAGGCAGAGTAGGGTAGACATACCCTGCGAAGTCATCTTTTACATCGAACACTTCTTTATGCTCAGAATTTCTGACGGTGCCCCTTCGGTGTATCCAATGATTGTTCTCGCGGGTAATACTGCGAAAACGATCAGTTTGACGTGAATAGGCTTTGTAAAGGTCTTTCATGTCGGATATGAAGGGAACCCATCCAAATTGTTCGTTTAAGAACTGGTCAGCGATAGCTTTCGGCATAAACAAGTTCCTAAGAGCTTGTCTACGCACAGATCGACGATAGGCCTTACTCGTCAAACCCCCCTTAAGGGATGAGACTAAAGTAGAACCTACCAAAGACCGATAAGCTTCCGCTAGACCTTTGGACGTAGTACGGAGCTGTGCAGGCAATTCGACCATATTCTGGCCGAAACCCTGCATAGCATCAAACTCCGCGATCTTCGGCTTAATTCGATTATAAGCCTCGGCACCGTAGTCTGTGGCCTGACCCATTGTAATGGGTATCTGACCGCTAATTCCCGCATTGTTAAAATCAACAATGGAGAAACCATGCGGCCATGAAGCAGGCACGAAGCCACCAATGTACCGTTCGGCGAAACCGTAAGGTCTGAAATCGACACCATAATAAGTGTCGATACCCAGAATTTCCTCGCGGATCCATCCGACGATTTTATGCATTGGGCCACCATCCATGTGTTGCCCCTTTCCCCGAATGTAGAAAGTATTTCTCCTACTAAACGGGCTAAGGTTGCGATAGTAGCCTATGATAGGACGTACCAAACGATTGGTACTATCCCACATACGCTCTATACGTGGATAGGAAAGATGTTCATAGTTAGTGTCGCTGACTGAAACGCCAGCTCCATTTACTAAAGAGAAAGTTCCAAGATGGAACTCCTCGAAGGGAGCATCTTTGCTTCGAAACCGGGGACCTGCCTTGCTATCCGCCTTCGCAGGCGGTACAATGTAGATCTCCGTCACGGGAGAATCAGAACGATTTCTCGCCCTGCGCCGTGACCTCGGTGTACTGCGAAGTCCATGGGGGGCTGGACGCCCTCCCGGTTCCCGATGAAGGGAATCCGCGATGGATTCGACGCTAGTCACCGAGCGATTCTTAGATTTAACCACAGACTTAACTCCTTTCGTGTTGGTAATAAGAGACGTCGATGTCTCAAGCAGGCCCTTAGGG